TGATGGATGGCTATAATATCTACACCGCAATTCTTCACACAAAGACCAAAGTTGATACCTATTGCGTAGGTATTGCGGCAAGTATCGCAGCAGTGATTTTTCAGGCAGGGCGCACCCGTACAATGGCTGATTATGGTCTTTTAATATATCACAACCCATACGGCGGGGACGATAAGCAGCAGTTGGAAAAAATGACAACTTCCATTGCTACAATGGTTGCCACGCGCAGCGGAAAAACAGTAAATGAAGTGCTAAAAATGATGGCGAAAACATCATGGATAACAGCAAGTGAAGCATTTGGAAGCGGCCTTTGTGATGAAATGTTGGCCTCCAACGAAATGAACAAAAAACGCTCCATTGCCATCACAGAACCTAAGGCGATGTACATGGCAGGGGCAGACATATTGAACTCTATTTTAAACATAACAAAACCCATTCAAAAAATGAATAAGGTAACAAACCGATTGAATTTGGTGGAAGGTAGCAACGAAGATGCTATCCTAAACGCCATTGAAGCGATCGAAAACAAAGTAAAGAACGCTGATTCTACCATCAAGAAAATGGAAGATGAATTGAAAGCAAAAAAGGCTGAAATGAAAAAGAAAGCCGACTCGGAAATGGAAGCCAAAGCGAAAGCCGAAGCGGAAGCCGCCGATGTAAAGAACCGTGCAGAAATTGAAAAGTTTGTTGCAGCCGGTAAAATCAAAAATGAAGCCGTTGGCGAATGGATTGAAACTGCTAAAGTAATTGGCCTTGACAAAGTAACCAATATGCTTTCATCTCTTCCTACCAACAAGAAAGCCGCATCATTGGAGGTTCACAACCTTGCAGACGAAAAGGCATTGACCGGAGTTGTAGCCAACAAAATGGCTGAAGTACGCAACAAAATCAATCAGTAATCAAATTAAAAAACAAAAAGTAAAATAAACAACAATGGCAGAAGCATTAGACATACAAGACACCACGTGGAGCGGTCCCGCTGCCTCGTATATGATTACCCGCGCGGTAGTTGGTGCAGATACAATCGAGAAAGGTTGTATTTATGTGGAAGATGGAATCCGTAAAAAGAAAACCATTCCACGTATTGAAGTAAGCAACTTCATTCAAAAGCGTGCAGCAACGCCAACCTCACAAGGTAACGTAGTGGTTGACGGTCGTGTATTGACCCCAGCCGACTTAATGATGTATTATGAATTTAACCCGCGCGATTATGAGCAGCATTTCTATGCTGAGCAGTTACAGCCTAAGTTGTTAGGTCGTGAGCTTCCCGTGACGGCTGAAAATTTCATGATGATTCAAACCATGAAGCGTTTAAATGAGTTCTTCGAAAATGCTATCCACCGTTCACGCGTGGAGTTTGACCCAGACGGTGCAAATGTTGACCCAACCACAAAGGGCGAGGTAGCCGGTGCGAATGTGTACTGTTACTTTGACGGCTTAATCAAGAAATTGATTGATGCGGCAAGTGACCCAACCTATCCGACCATTACCGTACCTACGCCTGTTGCATTGACAGCAAGTAATATCCGAGATAAATTTGCCGCTGCTTTGGCATTAGTTCCAAAGCCATTGTTAGGCAAGTTTGGCAAGGGCGGATTGAAGTTCTGTATCTCTTATGCTGATGCTCAAAAATATGCGGAGGCTTTGCGTACTGATACCTACAAGAACACCCGTTCTGATGAAAAGGCTTATGACCAATTCAGGGGTTATGAAATCGAAATGTTGGCAGGACTTCCTGAAAATACTTTCTATTTGGCAATCCAAAAGCCGGATATTGATTCAAATACCTGGTTAGGTATCAACTCCACCGAGGATAATCAATTGCAGTTGCAGCGTTTGCAAAACAATTCTGAATTGTTCTTCGTGAAGGGCTTGTTCAAAATGGATACCCAAATCGGATTCCCTGATCAATTCGTATTGTACACCACATTAACCTAATCTCAAAAATCGAAAAAACACATGAAAAATATTTTGTTTTCCATCTTGGCAATCTTTGCCGTATTCGTTTCAAATGCTCAAACCGTAACGCCTCGCGGTGGAACGGGAGCGAACAACGATAACACGTATCGCGCATTAACTTTAAAGTATGTGGTTGCCACTGATGCAGCGGCCAACGACACTACTAAGCTGAATTTGAACGCTTACAATACGCTGGTAAAGTTATCACCGTTGACCGATTCGACCAACTTCAATTTTACTCCAATTACCAGGTGTTATTTCGGTGACCAAGTCACTTTCTTAATCAAAAATAGCTCCACCGGTACTAAGGTAAAGTTTGTAGGTAGTAATGTTCAGGTGGGTAGTGGCACTGCCACGCTCACAGTGACGGTAAGTAAACGCGCGGTTATATCATTTGTATTCGATGGTACTACGTGGGTTGAAGCGTATAGGATTGTTCAGTAACAGTACTAAAAAACAACCATGCAAGAACTATTTAAAGAATTGTTCGATTCATTGCCACACGTTAACCGCATTTGGGTTGATGCAAATATGAACGCCTACATACACCCGAAAAAAGGATGTGAAGTAGTTGATCGTGAAGTTGCAAAACCAAAAGCAGATGAAGGCGAAGCGGCTGAATCGGAAAATTCTAAACCGATCAAAAAAGGTAAGAAATAATGAATGATATTGTTTTTGTAAAAGGTCAGGGCGGTTTAGGCCGCCCGCTTCCCGGTGAAGATTATGTAAGCGGTTTGTTGTTCTACACAGCCAACGGCAACCTACCTTCAGGATTCAGCACATCGAACAGGGTAAAGAAATTTACTTCCGTTGCAGATGCCGAAACAGCCGGGATCTTGGCCGATTACAGCGATGCAACAGCATCCACAGCGACTTACCTTATCACAACAAAAGGCAGCACAGGCGATACCATACAGGCCAAATATACAGGCATTGGTGGCGTTGTGCTGGACTTAGGAACTTATACCGTTAGTTCATCTGAAACCACCATCGCAGCACAAGGGGCAGCATGGGCGGCAGTAATTAATGCAGGAACTTACGAGCATGGATGTAGCGCATCATTTTCAACCGCTACACTTACGATCACATTACCAAAATCACAAGGCGTATTCCCCAATAGCGGAACGCCTACATCGATTGTTATCGTTGGTGATTTTGTAGGAACACTTACACAGGCCGTTGTTAGCGGTGTGGCAAGTAAGCAAGCCGTATGGCATTACCACATTTCGGAATTTTTCAGGTTACAACCTAAAGGAGTTCTGTATGTTGGATTCTATGCCGTTCCGGGTGGTGCTTACGACTATGCGGAGGTAACAACCATGCAGACGTTTGCAGATGGCAAGATTCGCCAAATCGGTGTTTATGTTGATTCTAAGGCGTTTGCAGTTGGTGATACCACTATCCTAAACACTCAGATAGTAAACAACTGTGATGCAAATCATATGCCTTTGTCGGCTATCTATTGCGGTAACATCGCAGCAGTTAGCAACCTCACTACCTTAACCAACCTAAACACACTTGCCAATAATAAGGTAAGCGTTGTAATTGGTCAGGACGGTGCAGGGCTTGGTTACTTCCTTTGGATTGGTACAGGAAAGACTATTGGCACACTTGGCGCAACGCTAGGGGCTGTGGCCTTTGGCAACGTGGCAGATGACATCGCATGGGTTAGTAAATATAACCTTACCGATGGCTATGAACTTGACACACCTGCATTTGGTAACGGATCACTTGTTAAGGACATCGCTGTAAATGCGCTCGAAACCTTGAACAATTACCGTTACATTTTCATTAAGAAATTTATCGGAATCCCCGGTACTTATTTTAATGATTCACATACGGCAATCATTTCAAGTTCCGATTACGCGTATATTGAAAATAACCGGACAATTGACAAGGCTATTCGTAACGTATATGCTAATGTACTTCCTGCACTTAATTCGCCTATCGTATTGAATGCAGACGGCACACTGACAAATGAATCGGTGGCATACTTCCAATCATTGGCGCAATCTCCACTTTTCCAGATGTTACGTGACCAAGAAATTAGCGCGCAAGGCGTTACGATTGACCCGGCACAAAACGTATTGGCAGAAAGTAAATTGGTAATCGCTATTCAAATTGTACCGATTGGAGTAGCCCGCACCATTCAAGTAAACATTGGTTTCACCGCTAAAATTGCATAATTAAAATGGCTAATCCATTAATCAACGGCGTAAACTATTCATGGTCAAACGTCAAATTGGTACTTTTCGGAGTTCCGGTTATTGGCATCACGGCTATTGAATACAAAGCCAAACAAAAAAAGGATAACAATTACGGAATGGGCGATGTCCCTACCTCGCGCGGTTACGGGAACAAGGAATACGAAGGCAAGATTACGCTATACAAAGACGAATGGAATGCTATCATAGCGGCAGCACCTTCGC